CTAAACCCAAGCGAACCAGGCGAAAGAAGAAGACGGAAATTAATCTCTAATTACTATATAAATGATAGCGTATTGTCCGCTGGAGGATTTGGAACCTCCGGTCAGGCCGAAGCAGCCTGTCGTAGAGTCCAAGACTGAAGAGGTGAAGCCTCTGATCGGTCGTGAAGAAACTGAATTGAATTATGTCATCATGGCTTTTATTGCCGGCGTCATCGTGCTCGCCGTCTCTGATACCATGAAGGCATAAATGTGCTATGTCTACCGCGGGGTCTTCCCTCGTAGTAGAATTAGTATGTGTACGTTTGAAGAATCGTACCTCCAAAATCATCCACCTCTGGATTTTGTGTATAAAGTCCTACGAGTTTACCACCCTTGGATGAGATGAGTTCCACATGAATATCATACGAATATTGGCGATCACTAGTTGGGTCACTGGGTTTGATGATTATTCCCTTCCTACCCACGGTTACATCTGAACTCCATGGGTAGTTTGTGTCCCCACCAAACAGATTTTTCGTTCCTATTGTGATGACTTCATCGAGAACGGGGGATGTACTCCCATCATGTGTACCACCCTGAACTTCCAGAACGAGTGTGCTCATTTCGCGGACAGGTGTAGGAACACCATCCCGTCGTCGTAAAATGGCGACAATCTTTGCGTAGAAAGAACCATCCCCGAATCGTAACTGGATATCTTTACTTTGACCATCGATGCGGTTGAATGTTTTCGAATACCGTTTACAAGCCACTTCGTTAGATCCGGAAATGAATCCACCACCGACATGAAGGGCTGTGTTCGCCTCCGCACCACCGAGATCGACGGCAACCTGGTTACCCAGATCAATCTTACCATCGATCGACAGATCACCCGTGATTTCAAGGTTACTGTTTATGATCATCTCATTTGAATATGGGTCGATATACACGTTACCTGAAACGTCACCGTAAATGTTGGATACACCACCAGTTGTTTTGATTTCTATGATGGCGTTACTGGAGGTGGTACTTTCTACCCGGGCGACACCATTATACACATGGAATTTCGCAGCGGGTGCGGATGTACCCACACCCACGTTACTCGTATGAATCACGTGAAGTCCATCCGCCTCAGCTCCATTGTTCATGCCACCAACGACGATACCATGAGTCGTTCCCGAGGTAGTGTATCCTCGCACGTATCCACCGTACCCATCGTTCGTGTTCAAACGAATACCTGTTTTCGTGTTCGTTCCGGGACTTTCAAGTTTGAGAACATCTATGTCCGATGTGACCCCTGAGTAGATGTGTAGATTTGTATCTGGGGTAGCTGTACCAACCCCCACCAGCCCCGTACTTTTAATTCGTATAGCTTCGGTTGCGTTTAGTTCAGATGTACCAGCTGTCGCTTTATTCTGAAAACGCATATCTCCGTCCACTCCAATAGTTTCAAATCGACCACCATCACTTAATGCATAAATATCCATGTTTCCGAAATTCATTTTCTGTCCGGGTACGAACTCTACACCACCATTGACGAAAAGTGTTGTTGTATCTGGTTGTTGAATTTTACTTGTATCTGTTGTCCCAATCAAAACACGACCACTTGAACCTCCACCCGATATGAGCATCGCTGGTTTGAGTAAATTGGATACACCTATTTCCATATTTTCTTTGTCGGTCTCGCTCAATTGTGGTTCACTGTATGCCTGAAACACGTGCTGTGAACCAACAAACCGTATTTGATCTGGACCCTGTCCTCCGGGACCCTCGTTACCCTTAAATATTAAGAGTTCTGAAATGTCCGTACTTACCAATCTTTCTTTAATAAATGTATTACCATATTCATCGGATAATAAACCACCGAAATAAAGTTCGTTACCGATAACGACATTTCCATTCACTTCGAGTTTTTGTCGGGGCGCATCTGTGCCTATACCAATATTCCGGTCACTGTCACTTATATATATCGCCACAGCAGATGAATCGACGACTTGTTCATGATTTTGTGTAATTCTGAAATCATTGTTGTTCGCGACACCGAGTGACCAACCCGAGCGGCTAGTGCCATCACTTAATATATAACTAGTGAATGCGTTTCCTTTGAGCGAATCAGCCTGTGCGGCCATGATAGCATCTCCGTTGTCATGATTGTGTACGAGTAGTCCGTTTGTTTCTGGATTAGCTGTACCCGTACATTTAACTTCTAAATACGCAGTGGGTTGTGTATGGCCGATACCGACACGACCATCCGCGCGTAATGTTAACACTTCCGTTTCACTGGTGTATCTGTCGTCGGATAGGAATACGTCGAGCTTAGATCTAGACTTACCGACTTCCAAATCATATTTTCCCATTTTAAATGTAGCACGTACACCATCTCGAACGGATGTACCTTCGCGAGTCAAATGCATAACATTCGCCAAGTCATATGTACTGTTACTTATCGATGTTGTATTTGACACGACTAGCGGTGTTCCGGCATTATTAAAACTATTGGTGTATTGAAGTGGGCCATTAATGAGAACGGTTCCACCCGACGTGTGAAGAAGACTCTTGGGTGTCGTCGTACCTATACCCACATTACTTGTCTCGAGGATGGTCATCTTTGGAAGACCCATGGAGTCCGTGGTGCTCGCATAAAAGTTGAGACCTTTACCTGTGTCCACACGACTTTCAATCTTTGTCTGTGTTCCACTCACATCGGAATACGCTTTCATGTAGTTTGTCGCGGTACCCATCGTAAAGGCGTTGCTTCCTATGACACGAACCGTACCACCTACGGTAAGTTTATCCGTCGGTGCAGTATTCGCGATACCTACATTACCCTCCGACGAAACGCGCATACGCTCCGTGTTTTTCGTTTTGAAAACAATTGTTTGGTGACTCGCTGATGTTTTCGCACCATTGATTTCAAGAGCACTTATATTTGCTGTAAGAGGACCGGCTCGTATACTCACTGTATTTGATACCGAATCACCGCCCGATATATCACCGTGAATGATGACGTTCGCCGCCGACGAAATACCGGATTCACCTTCAACCTCGATGAAATCCTGTACGACAATAGATTCTGTGATGAGCCTACCCGTCGCAGTGTTACCTATGACAGTGAGTGTGTTTGATGCCGCGATATTGATGAATACTTTATTACCGATGGACAACGTATCCGTGGGGTTCGTATTCGCTATACCCGCGGGGCTCACACCAGTTGTTTGTAAACCATCTGATTGAATCGTGGACGTCACCACCATAGGAATCGCCGCGTCTGCATCGAGTGTGATGAGGTCACCGACTGTGAGACCACTGTCACCGATACGCAAACCTTCAAAATAGCCATACCCATTCGCGTGAAGGAGGTTGGAAGTACCCGCAGTGTCGTCCACGTACAGATTAGAACCCACAGCGAGTGTGTGCATGGGTGAAGTGTTTGTGATTCCCACGTTGTTTTGGGTATACAACTCACCTAAAATGTGGAGGTTTGTCGTGTTTGAGGTATCGAGTGTAAAAGTATCTGTCGTCGGTCCACCAAAAGTCCTGGATAATTTAAACGTGTCATCACTTTGTGTATATCCGAGGAAGATGTTCGAGGCACCCGGTTGATCCACCATGAGTACCGCCGTATCGTATGCTCCGTTGTTTCCTGTACCCATCTGTATAACAGCATTCGAAACCACGAGGTTATTCACACTCGTATAATCTGGAATCTCTGTGATGGCCAGATTTCCAGAGATGTCTACATCACCGATGATCCGAAGGAAACCATCTTGTACGACAACGTTACCGTTTTTAAAGACTGCGACGTTCGCACCCGTATCGGCCGTAACTTCAGAACCGACAGTCAATTGTGTACCTATCGTAGCATTCGAAGAGAATGTATTTCCAGAAATTTTCAAAACGTTCGATGCGTTTTGGTCGATTAAAAATGTACCGGAACTTGTTTTGAGTGTGTCTGATATGAATACGTTTGTGGCTACAACATTCCCGTTGATGATGACAAGATCTTGACGTGACGTGTCGATTGAAAAATCGTCGACACCAACCTGAAAATTATTGAAGAGTTGAGCGGTGGGTACGTTTATACCCAACTGTGTCACCGTCGAGCGGTTGAGCGTCGTGATTCCCGTGAACCGTGTATCACCTGTAGCGATCATTTCACCGGACAAATTAAGATTCGAAACTGTAATCTCATCCGCTGTGATTTCACCAGCATCGATACTCGCAACACCCGAAATAACATCCGTCTCTCTGGGTGCGGCATCTAAACTGCTGACATAAATCTGGCCGGCCGTGACAAGAATGCCTTCTGCCTGCGTCGCCATATACATTAATTACCGAATAAAATTCCAGCTAAACCATCCTTGATCCTGAGTACGTTATAGTTGACGGCATACACATAGGCATGAGGTCGATTCACGGCTTCGACACCCCTGAGCACGAGCTTCGCGTTGTCGAGACGACTAAAGTTACATGACCCCGATGGATTATATTCTGAAGCGTTTACACAAAAGTGATACGCAAAGTATCTCGTGTACGTCGGTGAATGGGTTGGAGGGTTATAGTACGTTCTACCATAGGTTGACTTGTAATAGTTTTGGATCGTGTGGAAATACGTCGGGCTCATATTTTCAAAAAGAGGTGTACCGTTGATGTACATATCCATGTTTTTAAACGAAAATCGATCGAGAGCTGGGTTAATCTGACTGGCACCGAACCCAACAAATAGGGACTTGACAGGATGGTTAAATGCCGAAATGTCAAAGGTGTTGTTTCCACCAGATTGCGTCACGTTGTCCGTGATGGCTTCGAGTGGAAACTCGATTCGCTGTGTCTGGGTAATGACAAAATCCATCGAGCGTTTCACAAGTCGTTCCCGTTCTTCCGTATCGAGAAAGATGTAATTTCCATACATATGTGCCCGCTTTTCAGTCCCGGGGATGTTTGCAGTGTTCGCTTCGTTGAAATTAATTCGTATCTCAACCTGATGATTCTGGAGTGCGACCAGGGGTAAGAATGCCTTGTGATCACAGAAGAAGAAATGAAGCGGAACAAAAAACTTGTTGGAAAGAGAAGCCTTGTTGTTGAGTTCCTGTGACTTGTTATACGTGTCCGCTAAGTAATTTGGCCAAATCTCACTGAAATAATCAAAGTGTTGCGAATCAATCTTCTGTCCACCGATAAAGAGATCGATCGTCGAATTATAAAAAAGATTCGATGCGATGTTGTCTCGACTGTTACTACCAGCTTCAAACCAGAGTCCATTGATGACATCTCCCAAAACTGGGATGGTGATCGA